AAGTTTTAACTCCTAGGGCTCCCGCAATTTTATTAATAAGACCTCTATTTCTTGGTCTTGTAAGCTCTTTCATGTTAGCTTTTCCAGTTACTGGATCAAATGCTGGTTGATCTACAATTGGAAGTTGAGTTAAATTAATTGTTCTTCCTTGTGCGGTAGCAATACCTGTTGCGGCTTGGCCCATCATTGCTTCAATCTGTTGATTTAATGCAATAATTCTTGCTCTTGCTTGATCAACATTTATTTTAGATGCTTGAAGTTCTGCAACTATTTGTGCTGACTCTGCTGCCGCCAATGAAGTTATTCTTGACATTTCTGGAAGTAGTGCTTGATATGAATCAGATAATGAAGTTGTAATTAAACCAGTTGCTGCAATTTCTTTTTTAAGCAATGCTATTTCTTGTTGTGATTGCATTGCTAATGCACCAGTCATTGAATGGAATTTAGCAGCTTCTTCTGCAACAATTCCTGTTGAAACTCCACGTACCGAGCTGACTCCCTCTATCTTTGGCAGGTCGCCAGACATATACATTTGTGGGTTATTGCTTATTTTTTGATTAACTAATGGTGCTCCTGGAACAATGCCAAATATTGTTTGTGCAGCTTTTTGTTCTGGTGTCATCTGGCTTAATGGATTTGGATGAGAAAAAGATCTAGTATCTGTATCGCTTACAAGTGGGTGGCTTGGAACAACTTCTCTTGCACCAGCAATAATTGTTTGCCCAGCAATTGTTGATATTGTTGGTTGTGATGAAATTGTAGCTGATCCTGCTTTTGTTTGTAATTGAGTTAATTGATCATTTACATAGCTAAGCGCTTCTCCAAGTGCCATAGCTGCTTTAGCATCATTATAAAATGTTTGCTCTACTAAATTTCCAGCTTTTTGTGCTGCTAAAATTTCTGGTGTTAATAAACGCCATCCTTCGCCGCCTTTAAAAAATGCTCTAAGATGAGCAGCGCCCTTAACAACATATCCTAAAAAGTTTGCAAGCACACCAGTTAACATAATAAGTGGTCCAGCCAGTGCTGTAAATCCAGCAAATAAGCTCATTAAAGTTTTTACTGGTCCAGGCAGTTTGTTTGCAAAATTTACAATCTTATCAAGAACATTTATCAAAAATGTTCCAACATTTAAGAACTGCTCTCCTACTCCAGCTAGGTCTGCTTTTAATTGTTCTAATGCTCTACGGAATCTACCAGAAGCAGATTCAGTAATTTGTGCTAATTCTCGTCCAGCTACATTTGCTAAGTCAGCTGTGCTTGCATTCATTAAATCTAAAACTTGTAGGGTTTGACTTCCTTGTCTACCTAGGTTATCAAAAAGGGCTGATAGTCTAGCAAATTGGAACTTACCAAAAAGTTGTTCAATTGCTTTTGTTTTGCTAAGCGGATCAAGTCTGTCTAAAGCTTTTTGCAAATCTAAAATAGTGGCAGTTAGGTTTCCAGCGTTACTTGTAACGATTTGTCCCAAATCAATGCCAAGACCCATGAACATTTCTTTTGCAACTTTAGTAGGATTGATAAGTGAAGCTAGGGATGATTTAATTGCATTTGCGCCTTCTGATGCATTAATTCCTCCTTCTTTCATTGCAGTTAAATATAAAGCAAGATCTTCTATATCTCCACCCAAAGATTTAATTACTGGTCCCGCCTTTGGAATAGCTTCTACTAAATCATTAAGAGTTGTTGAAGTTTGGTTTTCAACAGCGTTGAGGAAGTTAATAGATTCTGATAGCTCTTGAGTATTTTGATTAAAAGCTGTTTGAATTGCAAGGGTGGCCTTCATTGCTTCTTGTCTGTCTACTTCACCAAGGACTGAAAGTCTAGTAGTTTCTCTTACTGAGTTAAGAAGCTCTGCTCCTTGTTTTCCAGTTGCAGCTATATCTGCAGATAGGGCTATAGTTTCTTTATAAGATGCGCCATACTGTCCTGCTAATTCTTTTGCTGTTGCAGCAACTTCTTTTCTTACTGTAGCTAACTCTGCTGCAGAGCTTCCTGCTATTCCGCCATAAACTTTTGTTAGACGAACTAACTGCTCGTCTGCTTCTCTAAATGCATCTGCTGCCGCTTTACCAAATGCTGCAATTGGTACTGTTAAACCAACTGTTAATTGTCTACCTGCCCACTGTGTATTTTTACCCCAGTTAATTAATTGAACTCCGCCATCTTGAATAACCTTATTAAAGATTTGCATTTCTTGCTTAAGCAGAGCTGCTTTGTTTTTAGTTTCGTCTAAACCTCTTGGTATATTAACATTGAATTGCATAAGCCCCTCGGCATTTCTACCGAGAGGCTGAATGATTGCATTCTGTAAGGCTACCTGCTGTCTAGCAAGATCTCTAATTAATCCGCCAGAAGTTCTACTGTGCTGTTGCCAGACACCGTAATACTCTCTTAACTTTAATCTACCCTGATCTAAATTTTTTCCAAATTTATCAACATCAGCTGTTAAATTAACAAAGTGTGTAGAGAATTGTCCAGTACTTCTTAAAGTACTTGCAAAGCCCTGCTGTATCTTTGTTGCATTTAAAGCTAACGCTTTATCTGTGTTAGTTAAAGTTTGCTTTAATTGAGATAACTGAAGATTAACCTTATTAACATTTGAAATAAGATCTGAAAAGTCTGCACTAGCAACTATATTGGTGACTACATTTTCGCTAGCCATTTTTTAGATGTTACCCCTTTTCATATCCTAATCCCGCTCCGATTCCAAATCCTGCCTGGGCTGCAAGTGGTCCTTGTAGTGAAACAACATCGTTTGCACCTGCATTTATTCCCAAGGCTCTTCTTTGTATATCTTCAAAGGTTGGACCTTCTTGTTCTTCTTCATCTTGACCTAAATCAATTCCTTGAATAGATGCTAAGAATCTTCTTTTCTCTGATTCAGTTTTTTGCATTGATTTTAAAGTCTGAATGAGTTCTGGCATTGATAAGTTATCTTCTAGCTCGTCGTAATTCTTCCAATGACCTAAAAGAAAAACTTCTCCCAATAAAGCGGCAAGATCTAGTTCTGACCAGCCAGAACCGCTGCCGCTAGAAGGTTTGGGTCATCCATCTTAATTCCTCCGCATACTTCAAGAATGCGGTTGATTGTTGGAACATCCAATGCGTCTTCTAGTGCATCTCTATCTTTTACTAAATCTGGCAATTGCTTTTCTAATGCTACTGCACATGCATCAATGAGAATTGTAAGCGTCTCATCTTCTGATGTAACTTCTGCTGTCTTCTGAATTGCTGCCATGAACTTTCTAAGTTCTTTAATTGTTAAAGGCTTTAACTTTACCTTAGCCCCGTTTTGTAGTTCAATTTCTTCTACGTCGTAGATTGTAGTTGCCAATTTATCCTCCTAGGATTGTCTTAATTATTATAACAAAACACTCTTACTAATACAAGCAGAAACCCCCAATTTCTTGGGGGTTTCTGAATTAAATAATTAAATTTAATTATGCATAAACACGGTCAATAATCTTACCGTATTCTTGACCAGCGTATGCAGCCTCTCCTGATGGGAGAAGACGGAATGTTACTGGGAATGTTGTTGGTGTGTTACGTGCTAGAGAGAACTGTGACTGCTGTACTGAAAGAACACGACGTGCATAATATACACGCTCATTCTTTCCATAGCTAGCAATGTTGTAATCTGGAGCTGGTCCAACTGCAATCAACTGACGCTCAACTGGTGCAGAAAGCAAAGCTCCTGCTGCCAAACCTAGAACCTGTGGTGTTGAAGCTGTTGGCTCTGCTGTTGTTAGAGTATCATCTCCGTCAAAAGCTGCGGCTCCTGCTCCTCCTTCAGTAATTCCAGCTGAACCTCCTGGCTGACCAAACACAACAAGAATATTCTCAAGTGTTCCTTCTGCCATTTCTGTTGCTAGCATAACTTCCATTGACTCCTTGAACAGCTTAGCTGTATCTAGAAGCTGATCTACTGTTACGTTACCGTATGTTGGGTTATATGTAATCTGAAGACCGTTATTTGTGTATCCAACGTTGCGCCACTTTGTAGGTGCCGCAGTAAGTGTAGTGATGTATGATTGGGATGAGCTGAACTCTACCTTATCAGTACCCTTTGTTGGATCAAGATTTGAATCGCCATCGAATGCTGCTTGGTTGATAAACAACGGTGAAGCACCAACGATAATGTTCTTGGCTGAATTGTATGTATCTCTTGCCATTTATTTCTTACCTCCTGTTTTTTCAAAAAAATCTAATAAATCTGTCAAGCTGGCTAGGCTTCTTTCCTCTTGGTATAATAATAAGCCTTTTTAGGTAAAAAGGCAAACTATATAAACCGCCCGTTTGAATCAGACAAACGGGAATATTTAATTTCTAGGACTATGTCTGTAGACAAAAATCCTTGTAGCTCCTCTGAGGGAGCCGCTGGAGAGATGTCAGCAATAAATATGCTATAGAATTGAAACTTATCTGACAGGTTTGTCCAGTTATTTACATCTCTTGCAGACTCATCTACCCTTCTAAATAAGTCAGTCATAAAATTTCTAATCTCATTGATGTCATTAATATCTGTGGAATATATGGTAAACAATACTTGCTCACAGCATATAGCCCATAGATCTTCATATGACATTCCTATCTTGTCATAGACTATGTGCTTCTTCCCGCTCAAAAAATGATTTAATTCTGGAGATTGTTGGACGGGAATAATAGGTACTATTTCATCCCCTATGCTATCGCTATAATAATCAGATGCAGTAAATATATCAGCATCCTTTAATTTCTGCCACAAGTACTTACGCAATTCAAGCATTGCATCTAATCTATAATTAACCATTAGACCATACCTCCAAATGCTGAACTTAGTGCAAAGTCTGCTTGTGATCTAACAGAGTTTGGAGAAAATGAATATCTAACTCTTCTAATATCTGATGGCAATCCAAGTGCTTTGCTTATTGAACTATTAAATAGTCTTTGGAACCCCGATCTTTTAATAGATTGATTAACTAGGTCTCCTGTAAAGAAATATTTATATGCCGTCTTGAATGAGTCTTTTGCCCTAATGCCTCCAGGCTTCCTGACGGTCACTGAAGCCCCTTTAGGCATAAAGACTGTATCACCACTAACTTCGAATACAATGCGCTCAGATGACCTTGGAGCAATTACTACGGGTACTCCAGATTCCATCACGGAAGCTTTATTTGCAAATACGTGTGTATGCTTACCCCTTTTAGTTGGGACCATTGATTTAGATAATTTAAAATTATATGTTAATTGAAATGACAATCCATCCTGTGGTAACTTATTTAATTCAAAAAGTCTAGATTCTTTGTCTCCAGTTTTTTTCCATTCATAAACATGGTGCAATGCTAGTGGTGCCGTTCTTGCTTTTGCATCAATATACTCACCAAAATCTTTTTCTATTTGATTAAATATAACTGTGCTAAATTTATTTTGAAAATTCTTGTTTGATGTCAATTTAGACATTACGGTAGCTTTATAATAAACCGCTGCCGAGATCTGAGCAACCAAGCTATCCTTTAAATGTTTATTTCTTGTTCCCATCATAAGGGGTTCAAGTCCGCTTGCTGCCGCTACTAATGCTGTACTAGAGTCCAATTTGCTGGTTCTCCGATCTTTTCGTCGTAGAGTTATATCCTAGAACTCTACCGAATGGATCTGTAAGCGGAGTGGTTCCTACGACCTCAAATACCGTTGGTGTATCTGTTGGAAAATTTAATTCTGTCCAAATACAGTTACCCTGTGAGTCACGGATATTTGTAATCTTTTCTCTAAGGGTAAGCTTTTCTGAAGTTCTTATTTGAACCACCTGATCGTTTACATATTTGTTACTAAATATTTGAGTGTCACTGCTTCTTGTAGTTGCAGAATTACTTACAATTCCTTTAGCATGGCAGTCTAAAGTTTTATAATAAACCCACTCTTTTACAATTGATCCAGTCTCTATATCTTGGGCATCAAATTGTTTGTAAACGTCTAGTTTCATAGACAAGACGGAGTCTATGATGCCGTTCATTTATATAAGCACCATAGAAGTAATAACATATGGGTCAAGCAATTGGTCTGCAAATTGATTTCCAGTACCAGAATAAGCCTGTCCAGTATATTCAAACTTCCAGTCAAATGTCTGAACGTTCTTCAAATACTTCTGTCTCCACAAAATATCCTTTGAGAAATAATCTTTCATAAGTTCTTTTGCAGCCATTTGAACATTGTCTGGAACTTCATTCCAACCATATCTTCCATAAACACGATATCTGGTGTGCTTGTTAAATGCCTCACCATTATATGTGTCATTAATTGTTGGTGGAACCATTCCATTTGCAATATACACAGTATTGTCTAAAAGGTTTGTTCTATCAATTCTAATTCCGAATCCGCTTTCAGTAACCTGTGGAGTATATAGCCAATTATTTACAACTGGACTTACTGTATTATCTACAAGAAGAATGTCGTTGCCGTATAGCTTTTGAATAGAATCAATTTTATATGGAAGGGCCAATATGTCTGAGTCCATTCCATATGCAATTTCTACATCATCGTATAGGAAAAAATCTTGCCCTGTGTAATCTTCAATTACTTTACGAGCATACTTTTCCGCCTGCTGAATTTGATAATAGGTTTTGTAATTTGGATCGCTTGAATCTACCCCAATATTTAGCTCATCTATTGCTTCATAAATGTTTGTATATGGGGTTACAACATTTGCATATGTAATGCCAGTTGCTGAGCTACCACCTACCTGATATTCCCATACTAGCTTAAATTTTCTTTGTCTTTGAGCATATGATAAAGGAATAACAACTTGATAGTTTCCATAGTCTACTTCAATTTTTGTTGAAGTAAGCGTTGTTAAAACAGTAGTTGGAGATATTGCTGGAGAGATTGTAACATCTTCAGTAATGTCATATAGCTTTACTGTAGGTGCTGAGTCTGCATCTAATACTTCTCCCTGCCAAAAGATTTTGTGCTTTAGTGGTGAATTAGTATTTAAATATATCTCTGCCATTATTAACGGTTAAGCTCAGCCGTAGAAGTCTTGAACTTCCTTTGGTGTCGCTGGGCGGAACCCCTCCTCTTTATCAAAAATTGCTTGCGCTTTATCTTTATGCATTGCTACAAAAGGATGCTCTTTGGTGAATGTGAATCCAAGAATATCGTATCTGAAGTTGTTTCTTGTCATTCTTACCAAAACCGTGTCTTCTGCAAGGTCCTGCTTTGGGTTAAACTTTGGAAGGATTTCGATCTCTTCTTTTTCATCTTCAATCTTTTTAATTGTTTGTTCATATACTGCCCAAGTTACGCCTTCTTCTGTAAGAGCGGCAATAATATCATTTTTGTTTTTTAGGCTATTTGTATCAACTGCAAAGTCCTCTGCAATTTTCTTTAGCTCTGCTACCTTTAATGTGTCAAACGACATGTAATCTCCTTAGTCTAGGTGTTTTAATTATAGCATTACTAAATTAAAATGAAAAGCCCCCAAAATTAATTGGGGGCCTTTCTTGCGGATTTAATCCTAAATTATGAAGCAACCTTAACGTTCTTCACAACTACCCAAGCATCTGCTTGTTCGATCTGGACGCCAACACGAGTATACATTGTGTACTCAATTGAGTCCTTACGTGGCCAGAAGAA